ACGCCGATCGTATCGCCAGATTTGCGATAAAACCCCGTATCGGCGTCTGCCGAGAAGGCAATCCCAGGAGCGGCCACCGTGCCGGATGCGGACTTAAACTGACCCGTCATTGCCGCTTGGCCGTCCCTTGGAAGAGAGCCGGTGATTTCCGAGGCAATGTCGGAGTTGTTGGCGTTGGTGGCAGAGCTTGAAATTGTCGTGCCGGTCGAGAATGAATTCACAATCGACATCGTGCCGGAGCCGTTGCGAGGCATGGGCGTGCGTTCTCACAGAATGAGTTGAAAGGAACGCGGATACTTGAGAGGGTGTTAGTTGATCGCTTCCGCTTCGATGAGCGCGCCGCGTGGCGCTTCCATCAGCGCGCGAATGACTCGCTGCATGGTCTGGCTGCGCTGGCGGTTTAGGTTGGTGCGTTGCGAATAGCGCATGAGGGCCGCAACCATTGCGTCGCGGTCGGCGCCTTGCGCAACCAGCATTCGGGCGGCGTCGGCCTGCTCGCGCATCGCGCGTTCATTCACGGCGCCGTTTCTAATCGAGTTCCACAGCCGGCTTGCCATGGCCATTGCTTGGCCTTGAACTGACGACTTGGCCAGATTGCCGGTGGCCTCTGCGCCGCCATCCGGAGAAGGCCATTTTCTTGCAGCGGCATTCATGGTCGATGTGATCGAATTGGCCGTGGCGTCGTTTTGAGTGCGCGCGAATGTCGACTCCGCATCCAAGCGGCGCGTGATGTTCTGCGCCGCGCGCGGGCCTGCGATAATTTCTAGTTTTTCACGAGCATTGTCGGAGCCGAGAGCGCGGCGAACTGCGTTGTCGCCAGTCGAGCCCTGAGCCGAAGAGGCGTTGCCAGCAATCTGGCGGACCTGATCCCGAGCGGCAATGTCATAGGCGGCTTGCTGGTTGAAGCCCAGACGGCCACGGTCGACGCGCATCTGATCCGGAGACAGGTTGCGGCTGAAGGCACCGCGCCCCATGTCCACCGCTTCCTCGAATTGCTTCGAATTGCCAGCAAGACGACGCGCCTGCGCCCATGGGCTTTGCGCTCTCGTTTGTGGGGTGCCGCCTGGGCTCAGGATGTCATCGGTTGCGTTTCTGATGTTTCGGGACAGATCGCGAGAGATGCGCTGCAGGTTTGACCCAGGTTCGGCACCGCTAGCAATGTCATCGACAGCCCGCTTGACCAGGTCAATACCGCGCCCGGTGTTCATCACGTTCTGAAGGTTTACGCCTTCCATTTCCGCAAGCTGTGCGGCTCGCTGCCAAGCTGATTGCGGAACACGCTGCAGCGCCGTCACAAGCTCCTGCGTGTAAGCAATCGGCGTCTGGTAGAACTGATCATAGAAAGGCCGCGCTTGCGCATAGGCTGTCTGGCGGATCCCCTCAACCGTTTGCGGGACGGGTAAGGGCGCTCCAATCCCTGCGTCGAGGTCGGCGGTGATGCGCCCTTGCGAGCCCTGCCGACGTGCATCGAGCGCATTGATGACGGTGCTTCGCGCCTCGCCGGGGTTGCGCGCCAGGCGGGCGGCATCCATGCGCAGGTTATCGCCCATATCGGCCAACATGCCTTCGGGGCCAAGCTCCGCGCGGCGCTGAGGATAGACGGCAGGAAGGTTGTCTTGATCGACCGAAGCGGCAACCTTGGTGACGGCGCGCTTGTCCATGTTGGCGACTGCGCCACCGGGGCGGTTTAATGCCTGCCGAAGAGCATTGACGGGGCCTGTCGCCATGTTTTGAACGGCAGGAATGACAGCGCCGACGCCGCCGCCCGTGATGGTGCCGATTCCGGTGTTTATTGCGCGCTCCTCCAGGCTGTCGCCTTCGCCAGCGCCATAGAGGCCGCCATAGGCCGCGCCCGTCGTCGTCGCGTTGACAGTGCGCGGAATGAATGACGCGCCCTGCATAGGGGTAAGGGCGGGGAACGCCCGCGTTGAAGCCAAGCCACCAGCAATTTTCTCAAGGCCAGACGTGGTCACGGGCACGTCGCCAAACGGCGTGGGTATGTTGGCCAGCGTTGAGGCTTCCGAGTCGCGCGCCTCATCCTTTGCCCGCTCATAGGCAAGTTGCTCGTCATACGGGACGCCAACGAGGTTATAAGCTGCCGCGTTTGCTTCATCGAGCCACGACCCAACCGGCGTGCCTCGCGCTAACGTCCTAACGCGGTCGTCGATCCATGTGTTGACGGCTTTCATGCCGCCTTGCGAGCGTTCTTCCTTAACCTTTGCGTCAGCCCATTCCTTAAGCACCTTCTTGCGGACGTCAGGCGGGGCGCCGTCAAGAATTTTGCGGATTTCCTCGCGGGACGGTACGCCGCGAGGCGCTTCAAGCGCTGGCGTTCCCTCCGGCTTGGCAAACCTTCCGGCTCCCGGCGCCGTTGGCTCTTCTGCCATGCCTGATGCTGCGGCTTCGGCACCCGGCATAGGTGCGGGAGCTTCCCCAGGCGGGGGCACAAACTGTTGAAACCGATTCCGAGGGCGTACTGGAGCGTCGCCGGGGCGCGGGATGGCTTCGGGACGTGGGATTGGATCAGGGCGAACGATTGGCGCTTGAGCAATTTCCAAAAAGCGATTTGGCGTTGCCATTACTGCATCCTCAATGCACGGCGGGCCGCACCGGGACCGTAGACCTCGTCGAATTCCCGAATGGCATCAGCTGATGGGTCGCTATGCAGCATTTTGATATGATGAGCCGGCGGCGTTGGCCGGCCGGCTGGCTGCGTGACGGGCAAGGGGGCCGGCCGCGCCGTTTCAGTGGGCGCGACGGGAACGCCAGAGCCGGGAGACGGCCGGACAGACTGCGGCTGCTGCCCAGCCGAGCGATAGGAGCGCACCAAGCCAGCCTGAATAACCGATTCAAGGTCATCCATAGCTTTGTCAAAGTCGGCGGGTCGCCGAGCACGGTTGAGCCGTGCAATGGCGTCGGTTGCCTTCTTACCTTCGACTTCGGTAATCTGGCCGCCGCCCTTGAGCGAATTGAACGCCTCAAGAAACGTCTTGCCCTTGGCCTGGTCCACCAAGTCGACAAAGCCCGCTTGTTCCGTTCCAGGGATGGCTGGCGCAATACCGAGCGGGCCGATTCCAAGCTTTTTGCCGGGGTGCTCGCGGATTTGCTGGATGGTATCCAGCGCTTGAGCGGCGTTGTCGATGACGCGCGGGAGATCAGCAACCGCCTTGCCGCGCAACGTGCCTTGCGCTTCCGCCGCTTCACGATTGGCAATCGGAGCCGCGACGTTGCGGACGGGTCGACCGTCGTTCTTGTCGACCAACTCGTCACCGACCTGCATGACGCCCTTTGCGGGCCGCAGCGGCATACCTTCGGTGGTGACCGGTTGAATTCGGCGCTGGCCGTCGCTCGAAAACTGGATGGTGTAGTGTTGCCCGTCGTCGCCTTGGAAGATGGCACCCTGCTTGCCAAACTCGATCGCGCCGCTCTTCTTGGTCTTCAGCCAGTCTTGGAGCGACCCGCCAAAGCCCCTTTTCTGTGCATACTCGAATTCCCGTATATCGCCTGTCATGCCGGCATTTGGGTCAAGCTTGTGCGCATAGACTCGCGACAGCGCCGATTTCATCATTTCCGGGTCTGCCCCGATCAGAGACCGATCTGCCGGGGAAAGGCCGCTTAGCGCTCCAGAGCTATCCAGGGCTGACATGGTGGCCCCTTGCCGGGCCTGGGCTGCCTCGTCGGCGGCGTTGACGTTCATGCGGCCTACGCCCGCCTGCAGCACCCGAGCAAGGCCCTGCGTCCAGTGCCCGACGGGTTCAGCGCTCATGCCCTGCTGCATGAGCTTTTGACCGAGCATGCGGTTCTGTTGGATCTGCTCGGGGGATTGCAGCCCGGTGAACGGGTTAGAATAGGGTGCCGGTTGAGCCATTTTAATCTCAAGTTCCTTGCAGATGTCGCCGAGCTAACCTTGCGCGAACACTTCGGAACACTTTCAAGACGACTGTTTTCGGTCGGACTTTGACTGGTGTCCCTAAACTGGGACAGTTGGGACAGCCGGAGTTTTCCGGTATTGTCCGGTATTGCCGGTTGACACGGGCAAAACGACGCATCAGCGCGCCCCTATCTTACCTCCAGCGACTGGTGCCGCAGCAAACAGCGATGCACCACCCGTAAACGGCGCCGCGACCAGAGCGCCACCGATGCTGGCAAGTCCGCCGATCATGGCGTTGCGCTGTGAAACGTCGCCCTCATAGCCTTTCCACAACTCGCCCTGCCGCGACTGGTTGAGCCCCGCCACGTCCACATTCTGAACGCCGACTTGCGGCGCGTTGACGTAACCGGGCTGTAGGAACTGCTGACCGCCCGAAATCCCCGGTGCAAGCTCCGACATCTGCTGCTGCCGGTCCTGAAGGCCCTGGTTGAACATTTGCCCCTGAAGGCCCGTGACGAGGTTGTTGCGGGCCTCGTTCTGCTGCAAGGCGAGGTCATTGGCTGCGCTTTTGTACGCCTCGCTCGTCGGGTCGAGGCCCTGGTTGCGCAGTCGGTTTTCCATGGCGTCGGTGGCTCGCTGGAACCGTGGCTCAAGGTTAGCGCTGGCGTAGCCGTAGGCCCGGTCGAATGCCGCGCCGCTGCCCATGTCCGGGCGCGAGCCTGCCGACTGGAAATATTGCTGCCCCAGACCTGCAAGGCCCGTGGCGTAGTCCTGTCCCCGCTGGCCTAGCTGCTGATTGGCTGAGAAGATCGGGTTGCCGCGCTCGTCGGTGCCTGATTGCTGATACGAAAGCGAGTTACCAAAAGCGTCGGACTGGTTGACCCGGTTGAACGACGCGTTTTGAAACGCGTTGTTCACGTTCTGCGTGTTCGCCTGTTGCGTCACCGCGCCAACGTTCATCGGCTCCGGTTTTTTAGGCGATTTGAAGAGACTGCCCATCTTTGATCCACCTGCATTGATCTGGCGTCATCGCGTAGCAAAACGCGTCTTGCTTCGGGCCGTAGTAATCGCGTGCGACGCACTCGAATTTGAAGCCGTACTTCGGGGCCGCCCGCTTTACAGGCTTGTTGCGGCGATGGGTTCTGACCTCAAGACGCTTGACCTCCCACGGCCCAAACACCGCGCCGAACATTTGTTTTAGCGTGTCATTGCTCAGCGTGCCGAAAACGTGCAACTCTGCCGTCGTGTCGGTATGCCACGTGATGACGTAAGCCCCGCGCAATACGCCGTCGCCGTCGACAACGCCCAGTACCTGACGCGGCGTCTGGACCACGTGCACGCCATGCTTGCGCGCCAGCCAGTCGATAATGGTGTTCTCGTGCCCCACCACAATGTTCATTTGTCAGTCTTAGACTCGAATCGTTTGGGCTCGTCCCAACCACACAGCACCGCGCGGGCAAATGAAGCTTCAATCCCATCTATGGCGGTGCCATGTACGGGGTGAATCTCCTTGTTCCAAGCGGTGCATTCAAAGCGGTCTCGCCTTTCGGAATCGAAATGCTTGCAATCTTTGCAGTATTTCATAGGTACTCCCCTTGCTCATGCAGGATGACGAAGCCCTGAATGCGCATTGTTTCATCGCTCTGGCCTTCGCTGCCCCAGGCGTCTCCCCAAACCGACACGCCCCAACCTGAACTGCCAACGTCAACGCCAGTCTGAGCTTGAAACTTGAGGCTGCCGAACGTGCCAAGCGCAGGCACCGTACTCCAGTCGCTGATCTGCACATCCGCCCCGCCCCAGGACGATGAATCCCATGATGCCGAGTCCCACAGCGCTCCCGACGCCACAGCCGAGCCCGAGAACGTGCTGAGGTTCTGCGTCTCGACGAAATCAACGCTTATGCCGAGCGCTGGCCGGTTAGAGCCGCTTGCGGTAATCAGCGGCTTGGTCATCGAAAACCGCTTCAGCTGCGGCGTTCCAAACGCGCTGTAGGCCGTCTGGCCGATGGCTGTAATTGGCGTGGCAATGTCGGCGCGGCCGGTGTCGGCGCGGTAGACGTCGCCCGCATTCCCCGCAAAATACAGATCGTCATTGTAGACGACCCACGTGTTGGCGTTGTGATTGTCAAACTCGCACCACGCGCCCGTCAGGGTGTTCATGACGTACTGCCGCGCCGCGCTGCTTTCCGCCGTGGGGATGTTGACGATGAGGCGCGTTCCCCTTGGATAAACGCACGCCTCCCAGCCCCAATTGGAACTGTAGGAAATAGCCGCATCGTTGAACGCCTGGCTGATGCGCTCCGAAATCGCCACGCGCTCGGCTTGCGACTGGTCCACCGAAAGCAGCTGCGACAGCGGAAACACGCCTTCGACCGTGATCAGCAGAACATCAGCGCCGAAACGCGTGAAGCAGCGCCGGCCGATCGGCGTTGGCACGTCGAACACGCCAACCAGCGCCCAGGTATCCGCCGAAGCCGGGTCGGTGCCCTGATAGAGCGCCACCTGCCCACGGCTAGAGATCGCTACAAGGTAATCATCAGCCCCGGACCCACCGTCACGCGTCCATGTGGCGAGTGCTAAAAGATAGCCGCCACGCGTGAACAGAGAGCCGAACTGGAACTCCGTTGCGGCGCCAGCCACGGCCTCAGTGGCGAGATAGGCCGCCTTGGTGCTATTGCCCAAAACAAGCCAGATGCGCTTTTTGTGCGTGATCCCGGTTACCGCGTCCGAAGCGGTAATGCCGGTGATGGTCGGCGCTGTCCAAGATGAGCCATCGTAATGGATGGGCGCATCGGTGCCGTTGACCATGAACAGATAAGCGCCGCCCGATGTCGTGTGCATCCACGATTGCCAGCGGTTGGAGCCGCCTGCCGGCGTGTAGGCAAACGTACCTGCCGACGCTGCGGTAACGTCCCAAATCGCGCCCCCAGCAGCCGCAAACAGCTTGGAGCTCGACGGCCCTTGCCATACGGCCAAGGTCTCGACGGTCGGCTCGTCGACTTCATAGACGGTGACCGTCCCTGACCCGCTCGAAGACACATCGACAGCCGAGCCGCCAGAGGTCAAAGACAATTGGAACGTATTCGTCGCGGTGTTGATGATGAAATACACCCGCGTGGCGGACAGACCAGCGGGGAGTGTGGTCGCCGCGTGAACCTTGACCTGCGTTCCGTTGGCAAGCCCGTGGCCGTTTGACGTAAACGTATCGGTGCCGGTATCGATCGATGAAACGGTTTTAGGCGACGATCCGAGATCCCAGGCTTGCCAGCGATACCCGCGCCTGACCTCAACATACCCGGGCTGGGGAAACCAGTTCTTGAGCTGAACCGCGTAGGTTTCTTTCATATTCGCCAATGCGCTCGAAGCATCCCAGCCGCCGACCGGGGCGGCAAAAGCTTTCGAGCGGACAGATGGCGCGCGGCGCTGATTGCGGGCGAGGGCCTGCCTGATCACAGGTTCCAATCTCCGTCAGGGATGCGGCCACGCGGAGCGCGTGTCAGATCAGCCGGCCCGCCCATCACGATAATCGGCGCAGCGCCGTCGCGGTCTTTGGCCCGCTTTAGGGCAAGCTCATAACTCTGCATGCTCTCGCCGTAGTCGAGCCCTCGAGCCTTCTGGAAGCGCCAGATTACGCCAAGCGTCACCAGTTCTTCCCGCACGTAGGGAATATCGGTATCGGCCGCGAACGCCTCGAGCGTCGGGCTTGTACTTGCCGCCGTGCCCACAACGTACTTGGTCAGATACTCATAGGCATACGTATCGCCAGCAGTCGGCGTCGGGGTGATCAGGATTGAGCTTCCGCGGATGCGAAACGCTTCCGAGACGTTCGGCGCAAACGTTGCCTGAATGGCCTGCCATTCCTGCGGCGTCATCGGCCCGTGGATGTAGTTATCGCGCGTGCGGTTCCAGAACGAACCGTTAATCATGCGATCAAAGTCGGTCGGGATCGCCCCGCTTTGCGCTGCCGTCGCCGTGGCCGTGAACGTCTTTTCGACGATCAACGCTTGCCACTCGGCGCGGGACGCCAACTCGCGCACCTCCTGCTGAGCAAGGCCCAGCAGGTTGCGCACCTGGCTGTCAGACGAGCCGACCACGGCCGATGGCCGCGCAAGGCCGATCCGGTCGCAAACGTCCTGAATGATTGTCAGCAGGCTCATTCGGCCATGGCCTCAACAGGCTGCTTCGGCGGGCGGCCGCGGCGCTTCGGCGGGCTGCTGCCGTCCGCTTCCAGCTCGTCGTCATCGTCGGCCTTGGCCAGGATCATCTGCCGCAGTTCTTCCAGCTGATCGGTCAGTGTCGCAATCTGCTGATCTTTCTCAGCAAGGTTGCTGGCCACCCTGTTCTGATCAAACGACGCCAGGAACCGCTTGGCGTTGGCCTGAATGTCCATCACGCCGGGAAGCTGCACCCGGGTGATAACCGACGACGTGGCTTCGGCGATATCCTCGACCGACTTGAAGCCGAACGTGCGGAAGACTTCGGCTTGCTCCGAAGAAATGCCGGGCCAAGCCGCAAGCGGCGTGCCGTGGTCTGGAAGCGTCTGGCCTTGCTTCCATGCCGCATAAGCCGGCTCGATCATTTGCCAGCGGCGCAGGGCGGTTTGCCCGGCCGTGTCGTCGCCGTCTGCATTGTGGCGCACGCGATTGAGATCAGAAATGCGGGCAACGGTCGTCGATTTCTGCGCCATGCCAGGCGCGCAATACTCGACCATGTCGACAGGCGGTCGATTTGGCGGGTACTTGGTCCAAAACTTGACGATACGGATTTGCATAGGTCTATCCTCAAAGGTTGGGCCGGGGCATCAGCCCCGGCCCATTGCCTCGGTCAGAAGGGGAAGTCGCACATGATGATTTTAGCCGACGCGTCGACGGCATAGGCCACCACGGCGTCAGTCACGAGAGCCGATACGTCGAGCGTGCCGTCAGAAGCGCCGACCGCAGTCAACGCGTTGCCATCGGCGCCAGCCGTCAGAGCGGGCGTGATGGTGGCCGAACCCTTGATCTGAATCCAGCAATATTCGCCATCAGCCGGCGCCGATTGCAGGACGCCAGCGCCGAGACCCGCCGAATCCGACAGGTCGGACGTGACCACGGTCGTGGCACCGGCAGAAGCACCGCTCGGCGCGTAGTAGTAGCAAATATTGCCAGACACAGCGGCGACGGCCCCGGCCCCGGTGTCGTATTGCACGAACTTGTAGATCTTGCCGTTCTGGTCCTCATAATGATCGCCAACAGCGTGACCGCTGCCCAGCGTCTTCAGCTGATCAGCAGTCCATGTGCCCGAGAGAAGGGCGCCAGCAGAAAAAGGCATGGTGTTTTGCTCCTATTAAGCGAGATCGTGGATGCGGCCCTGCAGCGACCGGTTGCTGCAGGCGAGGGCGCCCATCCAGTAGATCGGCACTACAACCGCATCCTGGTTGGTCGGCACCTTCTCATCATCCTCGGTCCACTTGGCGTCCGGATGCTCGATCAAATAAAGGTACTTCGTGTTGAGGAAATACCCGATCTCAGCCGTGGTGCCGAAGTTGCTGTTGTCGTCGAAGATGACCGAAGCCGACTTGTACTTGAGCGCCTCGAAACCAGCCGCCGCCATCTTGGCATCGGCATAGCGCTGAAGCTCCTGCAGCCCGCCCTCATAGATCGAATAGAGGTCGTGGCTGAACACGATGAGATCAGGCTTGTCGGCGCCGCGGTTCTGGGCCAGCCATTGCGTGTTCATGGCCGCACGCAGGTTAGCGTAGGTGACGGTGGTGCCGCCACCGGCCGCGATTTCGTTGAACTTGTTCTTCCAGAACGTGTAGGTGCCTGCGACGATGCCGCCGACCGTGCCGGTTCCGTCTGCCGTGATGATGTGCGCCAGGCCGCCGATCTGGTTGGACAGAGCGCCATCCGAATAAAGATCGACGCTCATGTTGTTGGCCGCCGTCGCGAAAGCCACGTCGGTGCGGGCCTTCACGAGATTGATCATGCGCTCTTCGGAATTGTTCATCCGAAGCTCGCGGCCGGACGCCGTGACGTGCAAGGCGACCTGTGACCAATCGTATTTGGCCGACGACAGCACGTCGGATGCCGCAATGTTCAGCGTGTCATAGCCCGAATAACGCTGATACGTGGCGTTCTCGGCGTAGCTGAGGGGGATCGCGATTTCATAGCCGCCGGAATGATCCGTGCGGATGTTGCCGCGCTCCTTCAGCAACGTGAGCAGGGCGTTGTTGTCGGTGACGTTGTCGACAACCTTGCGATGATGCTTGCGCATCGTCGTGCTCACCATTTCGGTGAACGTGCTATTGGGTGAAGGCATGTGGTTTTAGTCCTTTAGTTGGCCTGGGCTCGACGCCAGACAGCGCGCAGGTCGTCATCCAAAGACGCCTGCGAAGCCGGTGTTGGCGCACCCTTGACGTTGATGGAGCCCGCGCGCTTGGCGCGAGACGCTGCTTGCTTGGCTTCCTCGAGGCGCTTCGCTTCGGACTCCTTTGCAGCCGCGTCCTGCAGTGCCTTACGGGTCGTGGGATTTGCCCACTGCGCCGCTTCATAGGCTGACTTCAGGATGTCTTGCGGTGATGCGGTCGGATTGTTCTGGGCGTGCTGCTCGATCAGGGCGCCCATGTAGGGCACCACCTCTTGCCAATCGGATTTGTCGGCGGAAAAATCATCCACCGTCTTCTGGTACTGCTGTTCCCGTGCGGCCCGTTCGGCTTGCTCTCTGCCGATGACGGTTTGCCCCACTTCGCCCAAACGACGCTCGAGCTGTTCAATCTTGGCCTGGGCAGCGCCGAACTTGGCCTCCCATTGAGCGGATTGAGGGTCACTGTGGGCGTAAGGATCAGTGACGAATTGGTTGAGGTCGACCTTGTAGTGGTCGGCGACCCGTTTGATAAATGCGGTTGGATCTTGCGCCAGCGCCGCGTCGGCTGCCAGCACGTTGGAGAGGTATTGAGCCGGCGGCATGTCGCGCACCCGATCCATATGGGGCGCAAAGACTTCCTGAATGCGGTCAGCAACCTTGGCCCGCTCTCCGAGCGTCGAAATTTGCTTGTGGGCTTCGGCTTCGCGCTCTGCCACGTAGCTCTGCACGTCGGCGGGTAGCGTTTCCCACTTGGCCTTGACATCGGCTTTCCATGATTGTGGGGCGGCAATCTTTGCCGGTTTTGCCGCTTCCGGCGCGGCTTTGTCCGGTTCTGCCGGTGCTTTTGCCGCTTCAGCCGGTTTTGCCGGTTCGTCTAACGCTTTTGCAGGCGCTTCTTCACGGCCGGCGCGGGGCGCAAACTTGCCCGTCTCGTCGCGCGGCGTCGTCGCCTTGCGGAAGGTCTCGCGAAGATCGTTGTCAAGCTCCTCAGCCTCGCGTGACGCGCGCTCGCCGCGGGTTTCCTGCTTGGCAATGCCAGCCTCGGCTGCCGCGGGCGAGTCGACAGGGGGCGGCGCGTCCGGAGCTTCCGGCGCGGTGACGTCCTGCATGTCCATGTGTCTTGATCCTTACTCTTGGTTCAAAGGCAAGCCGCGCTTCTTGGCGAAGCGCGCATTCTTGAACCCGCGCGGCTTGCGGCGGGGCTCGACTTCAACGCACCCGTTGCGGGTGAGGTCTTCCCGCCGCCACGAGCGGGACGTGATCGGCTTGCCGTCGATGGGCGACCGATACTCTGGGATGTCGCGCATGATCTGAGGGCAGGCCAGTTGCTTGCGTTCAGGCGTCTCGAACTGCTCGCCGGTTTTCTTCTCAACGAAGTCACCGTCCCGCCAGACGTAGGTTCCGCGCATGTCAGCTCACAAGTGATAGGAGGGTTGCAATGTCGTCTTCGTCCTCGGCGGCCCTGCGCTCGGCTTCTCGCGCGCGGATCGCCTGGCGAAGCTCGGTCAACTCTTGACGCAACTGGAACAGTTCGGCTTTGTCAGCCGTTCGCGACGCTGCGGCAGAAATTGCCGTGACGTCGGATTGCGTGACCGCCTCGGCGGGCTTGTCTTGCGCGGCCTCGGCGGCCTTCGCCACGGCTGCGACAGGCAGCCCTTTGGCGATGCGGTAGACTTCCCGCAGATGCTCGCGGATACGCTCTTCTGCGTCTCTGTCGTCTTGCTCGCGCTTGCGGCGACGGGCGCGGATGTGGTCAGGCTCGATCCAGCCGCCGCGGTTCGGCGCTTGTGTTTCGACCTGCGTAGAGACCAGATCAACGCTCTGCCCAACCACAGCGACGGTCGCAGGCTCGACGGTGAGCGTGTAAGCACCAGCCGTTGCAAACGTAAGCGTAACGTCTTGGCCAGTGATGGCCACCGTTGCCGGCGTAACGCTGAGTTGCCGCGACGCGACGAGAGCAACGGACTGACCTGCAACCCCGACAGTCGCAGGCGAGGCAATAATCTTGCGACCGACAGCCAGGCCGACGCTCTGGCCGGCAACCGCAACGGTGGCAGGCGAGGCCGTAATCTTGCGTCCTGCCGCCAGCCCCACCGACTGGCCTGCAATAGCCACGGTGGCTGCGGTAACCGCGATCTTGCGGCTTGCCGTGAGGGCTACCGACTGACCCGGGACCGCAACCGTGGCGGGATCAACCGTTAGCGTGTAGCCCGTCGCAACTGGCGTGTAAGTGAGCGTGACCGACTGGCCAGTGATGGCCACCGTAGCCGGCGACGCGATGATCTGGCGCGATGCTTTCAGGGATACGCTTTGACCAGTTACCGCGACGGTGGCCGGTGACGCGGTAAGTTGCCGACCCGCCCTAAGCGTTACGCTCTGGCCGGTAATAGCAACCGTGGCAGGGTCAGCCGTGAGTGTAAATGAACCGCCTGCCGCCGCCTCTTGCACGACTGGCAGAGGGGCGCCGTTGACCCAATGCTTGGTGGCCCCTTCGTCGGTCGTGTCGTCAATCGACGGAACGGGCTGGCCATTGACCCAGTATTTGGCCGCGCCGAGCGTCGCCATTAGCTCACCGACCAGTCGTCAACGTTGATCCAGCCCGTGGTGCCGTCGCAGTCCACACAGACCTCGAACGCACCGTCATCGGTCGCTGCCGCCGTCGTGCCGCTTAGCTGCTCCCACGAACCGACCGCTGCTGTCATGGTGTCGAGCACGGTGTCACTCGATATGCCAAGCGCATCGTTGCGTTTCACGATCAGGCGCGGCTGATTGCCGTTGTACGCCGCGCCATCGCCAGCCTGAGACTTTCGAACGTAAACGCTGATGGTCTTGGTTCCAGCGTCATCGACAGCCACGAAGCGCGAGCCGGTCTGCACCTTGTTGCTGGCGTTGTTCGGCGTTAGTCGTTCGCTGGGCGCTGCGGTATTGTAGATCGTCGCGTCGGTGCGGCCCGAGCCGTAGGCCTTCCAGTAACGATGATCACCATCGGTTTGGTCGTGACGCTGCGATGTGACCAAGCCGAACCCATTCACCAAATTCGTCTGACTGCCGACCTCAGTTGCGGCGCCCATTTTTGTGTTTATTAAACTGTGTGTTCCGCACAGATTAGACCCACAAACAAAATCGCTCGTGTGGGCCGTTTTTATGCCGGTAACTGTTGAAAGATCCCCATTGATGACTTCGACCAAAGCGCCCGCCGAGACATTTATCCCCGTCGTTGTGGCGAATGACGTGTCACCGTTAAGCACGGGACTAACGAGCGTTACCACGCCTGCCCCGATCACAATGTTGTTAGTGCCGTTGCCAAAAGCTGTGACGTTCGTCAGCACGTGGCGCCCAGCCACGGCAGGGTTAATGCCTGAACTGTTATTCCGCCACGCTGTAAGGTCTGGCATTGTGAGACTGCCGGCGGCAATCTGCATGCCGGATGAGTTGTTTCCGTGAACCGTGAAATTGCTCCACGATCCATTGGACGCGCTCGCTTCAGCCGTGACGATCGCGGTTCCAGTCGCGCCAGCGACTGTTAGTCCGTTGATAGTAAGCCCAACGTCATTGAGCGCTACACCTGTTGATGTGCTTGGTATGCGGATAACGAGCACGTCATTCAGGACCGGCACGCCCGTTGTGGCGGCGACCGTAATTGCCGACGTTCCATTCACGTTAGCGCAATTGTACATGACAAGGTCGTTGATCGTCAGCGAGCCGGAAAGAGTTGTGCCAGAGATATACAAGCCGCCATCTTCGCAATCACAAATGGAACAATAATCCAGCGTGACGGTGCCCGTTTGCGTCGCTAGCTCAACGCCGCGTTTGCCTACTGCGTTTTCTCCCAAATACCGAAACTCCACCCAATCTGCGTCAAGATTTGCGGCTAGGTTTGCGGAGACATACGACATGAACGACGTTGATACGCTTCTTACCACCACATTTCGCGTCAGCAGCGCGACCTCGGCTTGCGTCGGCGACGTGCCGCTATGAGCTGCAGCCAGACCACCGCCAGCGCCAGCGAAGCCGTCAACCGTCAACGTGCTTGCGCCTGCGGCGCCGTTTAACGTTCCCGTCTCGCATTGCGTTGCCGTCCGCGTCGTCGTGGCCACTGCGATGCGGTCGTTATCCAGCCAACCAGTATCAGTATCAACGCCTAACGATGTCGATGCGATCGCCTCGTCTGTGTTGAGCTTGCAGCGGTCGATCAGCTTGCCGCTCGTGCGGCTTTGCCCCTGAAGCACAGCCGTGCCGCCAGCGTTTATGATGAGACCAAAACCGCCATCGGCCGCGCAATCAAATTGCAGCGTTGCCGTGGAGTCTCTAGGCATCGGCGTCGCCACCGTGCCCTGATTATAGACCCCGCCTTCCCATACGTTCAGATCGCCGGAAAGCTGCAGAATGTAATTCGTTGCAGCCGTCGTGCCCCACGTCAGAATACCTCTATCGCCAATGTCGAGCGTGCCGTAATCGGTTGCTGCGGTGCTGTTCATGGTGACGGTGATGTCTGTTCCCGTGCCCGCCGCCGTCCACTCGCCGACAATGTAAAGGTTATCTGCTGCCGCTGCCGTAGCCGCCGTAGTGCGGCGCAGGAGGCGGGTCCAATTGCCGGCTGTTGCATCGCGGTAAACGTCGACGTTGCCGGCGCTGCTGCCCTTGATGCCAATTTTGTAATCAGTCCCGCCGTCGAGCGTTAGCGTGCTGCCAAACTTGAAGAACACCCAGCCGGGGTTCGCACCTAAGTCGCTTGCGTCGATCGTGACCTCTCGTGTTGCCGTCGTGCCGTTGTCCTCAGACAGCGCAACAGAAAAGGTGCCCGACGTGGTCGCTCGATCGATGTAAAGCAAGACGCCATCGACGACGTTAGTGTTGGTGCCGGTGAAAGCCGACGAGTAGACATAACTCGTCGTCGTGGTGCTTGCAGACGAGCGAGTCGTCTGTGTGGCGCCAGTGCCAGTCTCCACCAACGCCCATGTGGCAGCGCCAGTCCACGTTGACGAGGCGTTAGAGATTAGGTTGGCCACGGGTTAGCTGGTCACCTGCAGGACGCCGCTCACGCCGACGTCAATTGTCAGCGTCTCCGTGTCGGCCAACGTCAGGGCAGACCCGTAATCGAGCCACCCAATCAACGCGTCGGCCGGCGATGTCGCTGTGTCATTGTAATAAACAAGATAGCGGAACGGCCCAACGCTCGCGCCGGTCGCCGTGATAACGAGATCGGTATGCGTCAAAGTCGCTGTTCCGCTGCTCTCTGTGTAACCGACGCCAGACAGCGTGTAACCACCACCAGCGCCAGCCGTATAGCCGCCGCCCGCGCTTATTTGCGTGATGTCTGATAGGATTGTATTGCTCGCGCTTGGGGCTGAGTTGGTCAAAGCCACCTTGAACGTATGCGACGCGAAATTATGCACCGCTTTGCCGATCTGCTCTGACAAATCGTCGACGGTCGTGAATGTGGATGCTGGCATTAGCCTGCCTCATTAGCTGCGCCGATCACAGCGCCTTGAACCCGCCCCGCCTTGTCGCGATTGACTTTGACCGTCTTCGGGGCCTTGACGGCCTTCAATACTTCCTCATTCCCAGCTTTGACCTCGTCGGCAATCGCGACCAGCGCCTGCACAAGCGCCGTCGCAACGGTTTCCATGGTCTTGGCCATGCCAGTTGCTTCGCCCTCTGCCGTAACGCCCGCTTCGCGCTCTGCCTTCATCATGTCGATGCGGGAAAGCTCTTGCTTGTGACCTAGCTGGCCTTGGCGGTCGTGGTCGGCGAACTCGGTCGCGGCGCGCTTTGAGTGCAGATCGATGGCCGCGCCGTATTCCTTGGCTTTCAGATCCAGGGACTGCGCCTCGCGCTTCATCTGCATTTCTGCCTGGTGCGCTTCGGTCTTGTGCTGCAGCTCGAGCATGTGGGTTTCGCGCTTGGACTGCATGTCCATCTGAGCGGCCTGCTGCTTGTGACCGATCTCAGCCTTGCGCGCTTCGGCTTCGATCTGCGCTTTCTGCACCTCAGGGCTTGGTTGCTGTTGCGCCGCTTGCTGCTGCTGCATGAACTGCTGAACCAGCTGTGGCATCTTGTCGAGGGCGTCTTCAGCCTGCTTGCCGAGGTCGAATTTACGCGCGAATGCCGCGTAAACGTCCATCATCGGGCCAATCAAGGTTGGCACAGCCTGAGCCATGGCTCCGACCGATTGAACGAATGCACCCGTGCCCTGGATAAACTGATTAATCTGATCGAGCGAGCGGGTCACGTCCCCGCGAATGGTGCTGTCAGTCTCAATGTCGATCCTGAACGACCGCATGGCATCAGACCGCAGGATAGGCTCAGCCTGCCTCGCATCGATGCCTGTCATCATCGACAGGTTTTCGGTCGAGAAATGCGTGCAGAACAGCGCCGCCTTCATGCGGAAGATGTCGCGCGCGAACCGGGCAACCTCTTTCTGCAGGTTCTGCACCCGAAGACCCGCATACTGCGCCTTGATCTGCTGCGCCGTGGCCGTCTCGCTGGCCTCTGTTGCGCCGCGGACCACGTCAGCAATGCCGGTGACTTCGTAAATGGTTTGCTTGATCTGCTCGCGCTGCGTGTACAGTTCGCGCAAGGCTAGGACCGTTGGCTCTATCGGGAAGTGAGCAATGGCCTTTTCCAGCCCGCCCGCGCCCTGCGCAAACCGTGTGGCGTCCTCTGCCGGCAGATACGTGCCGTCGTCGGCATTCATCAGCGACTGCAGATCAGCTTTCAGCTCGGCGTCATAGATGCCGCGAACCCGAACTTGTCGCCCGAGTTTGCTGATGCGCTTGGTGACGGAATCAAGCTCGTCGAGCAGAGACGCATAGACGGTATAGGGGCAGATCGGCGTGAGACTGGTCTCGCGCATCAACGGCTGCAGCGGCCGCGGGATGGGCCAGAAGCCCGGCAGCTGCAACGGATCGGGCTCAACCTTCAGCGGCAGTGCTGCCTTCTTGTCCTCGAGGAAGAACACCGTTGCGGACTTCTTGTCCCAGACCTCGTAAACCTTGGTGGTCTTGTAGATGCCGGCGTCTGGCTTGGCGTCGTCTTTGTCGCCCCTCTCGCCGTCCATCTTGACGCCTTCGGCCGTCTCGGGATCAGCCAGCTCGGCGATTTCGTCTTGCGTCAAATCGTGCTCAAAGGCGATCCACGGCATCTCTGACCATGAACGCGCCGGCCCGCGGATGTAGCGATCCCACGGCACAAGCTCGCAAATGACTTCCTCGTAGCCCTTGACGTCAACAGGCTGCTGTGTTGCCGGGTCTGGCTGCTGCGTCATCATTGGCTTGTAGCGCACACGAACGACGCCACGGCCACCGATCAGAGCGCCACGAACCGCAGCGTGCATCACGCCATCGAACTCATATTGGTCAACCGTGTAGGAGAGTGCCCGCTCGATCACGTCAGCCGCAGCCTTGGCGATCGGGTCTGGATCGTCGAAGCGCCGGCGAATGTCAGGAATCGGCGTCGAATTGTAGACAGCCGGAACCATAGTCTCGATGTTGGAGTGATAGATGTTGAACGAAACCGGCTTGGCGCCCGTCTTGGACCATTGCTCTTCGTCCGCTTCGAACACGGCAATGGCCTTCTCGGCGTCCTTGCGCCAAGCCTCTTCGTCCTTCTTGGCCTTCTTGATCTTCTTTAGCCAAACGTCGCCAGGCTCTGCGCCCTGGGCAACGGCTTTGGCGTCTGTTTCGATCTGCTGGCCGTCGCGATCACTCATCAGCGAGGCGCTTCCGACGTTTCAATTCGATGATCTCTCTCACGGTCATGTTCTGGCGCAAGCCCTGCGGCGTGGATTCGAAGACAAGGTGCGTTTTGTTTGGCTTCTCTGGCGGCTTGGGACGCATTTCCTTCCAGGCCATGGCCATGTAGCGGAAGGCGTCGGCGGCGTGGCTGGTCCAATCGTGCTTCGGGGCGTTCTTGAACACCTTAAGCTTATCGTCGAAGTCGGCTCGGTACTGCCTCAGAGCCTCAATACCCGCCTTGCATCGAACCGCGTCGATGTAGATTTTCGGGAACGACATGCGGGCCGCGTTGATGCCGTCCATAACCGTGTGCGCTGGCACCAATTTCGGCTTGCGCTTCAGAAGCTGCAACGTTTCAACGCGCGTGCGTCCTGTTCCAAGCTCTCGAGCCTTGGCGTCGTGCGGCACCCAATCGTCGGCGTATCTGTAGGCTTTGTCTGCCAGCACGCTTGCGTAATGGTCCAGGCCATGGCTATGCGCCTCGTAATAGTCGATGACGCGTAGACCATCGGGAGCGATCTGAAAGAACCAGATTGCTGTGCTGTCGCCGATACCAAGATCCCACGCGGTGAAGACAGGCAGCGCTGGATCGCACTCAACCGCCGTAATTCGGCCGGCGCGCTCGGCTGCAACGATCTCTTTGCCGTAATACGCGCCGACGACGGCAGCGTTGAAATTGCACTCAATCTCTTGTTCATATTGCTCGGGCGTCATCGTAGCCCGCATGTCGGATAGCTCGTCGCCATCGAGCAGCCCGCTTTCCGAGCCGGTCAGCATCAGGCTGAACCAGCCATCACGCCTCGATGTCGCTTCCTCCCACTTGGCGTAGAAGTCGTTGCGGCCCTTTGGGGTGCCGATGAATGTTGCCCAGCCCTTCCGATCAGCGAGCATGGGACGGATGACCTCGGGCCATGCTGCCGGATGCATGTCGCCGTACTCGTCGAGGATCACGCCATCCAGATATGCGCCGCGGAGCCGGTCGTAGTTGTCCGCACCAGCAAGACGAACTCGAGCCCCGTTGTGCTGGAACTCCACATACAGCTCGCTCTCATTGAGCTTCACCCCAGGAATAGGGGCCGTGAAGCGCTTGACGTATAACCACGCAACGTCTTTGGCCTGGTTCCAATGGGGAGCAACGTAAGCGAAGCGGCCATCCTGCTTGGTGCAGCGCAGTGCCTTGTCGATCAGGTCCATGACGCAAGCGACGGTCTTGCCGGCGCGACGGTGAGCCACAAGGCAGGCCCAACGCTGCTTGCGTGCGTGGAACTCTAAGAACTGGTCGCGAGGGCGGTACCCGAGGTCAATGACCTTTTGGCGGGCTTGTGTCGTCGCCGTCTGCATGTGCAATCAGGTTGGCAGGAACACCGGTCAAGATTTGAACTCCGAGCGGCTT